CGTAGTATTACTTTCTCAGCACCTGTAGCTGTTTCTTTAATCTTGTACACTTCATTCATGTACGTCTTGTAATTGAAGTACAGTATTTGAACGGTGTTTGAATCGTAGTAATTGTCGTTAATCTCGCTTCTATTCCAGCTACCCGTTAGGTTTTGTGATCCACTACCTTTAATTTTGTCTAAATCTTCTTGCGTTAGTGAAGGATACTGCTTCTTAAGCTCACTAATCGGTATGGTCTTTACTTCACCAACATAATAAATGTCTTCAAAGTATGGTGATTCCGTGTACGAATACACTAGGTTAGCCGGGTCAACATAATCAACTAAAACACCTTCTGATTCAGAGAAAGTGTTTTTAACAGCACCTATACCAATGGTTGTTAAATCGTGGTATACACGTCTTTTAATTAAGTCGTACTTGTTGCCATCTAGTAATGTGTTTATCGCAACCTCTTCAGCAATTTCAATACCTTGCTTGTAGCTGAGCTGCATATGTAACTCAAGCTCTTCTTTAGATTCCGGCAATGCCGCAGGATCGTTTTCGTATAAGTTAATACCAAATGCTTCAGCTGCATAGTCGTTGAGCTCTTTAGTTTGCATGTCTCTAATAATAGAGTCCATGTACTTTGTGCGCTTTTCAACACCGTACGGATCTTGAGAGTATGCCTTGATATCAAAAGACCGATCTGCAATACCGTTAACAACGATATCAACAAATTTAGAAAGTATTGGGACTGGCTTCCAATCGAGGTTGAGATAAGATAAATCACCATTTATGGATAGCTCGTCTTTATATTTCTGTATAGGCTGTTCACCGCGTGCGTATAATCGTAAACCGTGAAAGCTGTCTTGATTGCTTCTGAATCTTACGCTCCCTTGGTTGCCATCAAACCACTCGTTCTGAATAGCTCGACCTACCTGCAGGCCATAAGCAGGCGACATCTTTTCTTGGTCGCTAGCCACTTGGCTTGGGAAAAAGTTACTTGCAGCTGAGTTAGCCATATTATTATTTTATTATTTTTGAAGTAAAACCGTCTTGGCTGTACCTAGCCACTTTAAGGTTTAATTTTGTTTTCTGTTGCTCTCCTGCCGGCCTGTATAAATCTTTATGACATGCCATAATTGCGAGACCCGAGCTGATAGAAGCATCGTGCTTTGTACGATTGTTTATATCAAACTTAGACCAGTCATTAAGTGTATCGTTAAAATACATTGCGCCGTACTCGCCTTCACTAAGCATACCAACGTGTTCGTTAATATACATTTCAATTGCAGCAGCGTGTGCTTGCTTTATGTCTTGGCTAGAGTTCGGTATTCCACCTATCTCTTTTTCAGTTACGGAAAGCTTGTTCCATAATCTGTCAGGTCGGTTCATCGAATAACCTCTGTAGCCCCTGCGCTTAAAATGGTACAGTAACCTAGGTTTGTTATTCTCAGCAAGTAATGGCATTCCGTAAAAGACGCACGCCATTAGTACGTCTTCGAAAAATATCTCCGCTGTCTGAGGCCTAGCTATGTATTCTAGAAAGAACGTGCTAGGTGGTGCATTCTCCATGCTGAACTTTGTTAGTCCATGCAATGCGCCTTTAGAGCCTCTGCCGTCAGTCGTGCCTGAAATATCGTAACTATCACAGCCAAATGCACCAACGTGCTCGTTACCCGGATAGCGTGTGTTATTCTTTATAATCTGCCTGTTTTGAAGATCGGCCCCTGGTACCCAAGAGACTTTAAACCTGCCTTGCGGACTAGGTATAAATACCACTTTTGTGTCCTTAACACCGTTCTCCCACTGAAAATTCCCTTGTGTTATAGTATTAGTATTACGCAAGTCGGCGTTATAATCAATCTGTTCGTAGATTTTCGCTAAGTTAAAAATACTATTCTTGCTTTCATCGCGAAAAGCATGGTCTGTAGTACGAGGGAACTGGCGATAGTATTCGTTTAAAGCATCCTGGTCTCCTTTAAGACCTTCAACTTCGTTCTCCCAGTAATCTATAACTCCAACTTCAATTGGGTCGCCGTGTGGTCCTAATACTTCTTCTTGAGGTGTATTAAATACCGGCTGCCCGTACTCATCAATAAATCCTTCATAGTTCCACTCCATTGGTATAAAGAGCGCGTATAATCCCGATCTTGTTTGACCATTGTTGTTTCTTTTAGTTACGTCCGAATCTAAATAAAGCTTTTTAAAGTTGTTACCACCTTTATCTAAAGCATTCGATGTACTACCCATTAAACACTTCCCGATAATACGAGCACCAAGACGCAAACACGTTTTTGTTACACGCCAGTTGTTTAATATGTTATCTGGCCTTTCCCACTTACCACTCTCATCGTGCACAAGCAATCTAAGCTTTTCACCATCGTAAGAGTTATCGCCAGTGTTCTTCCAGTCAATTGTAGTATCAAGACCTTCAAGCTGTATTTTCTCTTCTTGCGACTGTATTGACTTACGTGTTAGCTTAGAAGCAGGAACCCTATATGCCAGTTCAGTCTTCGGTCTATCCATACCATCTTGAATAGGTTTGAAGAAAAACGGGTAGTTAAGGGATATGGGTACGACTTTGTCGGTGAACATTTTTTTGGCATCACTACCGGATTTTGATAGGATACCGAATCGTGCATCACTTGAGATGGTTGCCATGTTAACAGTTTCTCCTGATGCCATAAATGAGAATCCACTCCGTCTGTTTTTAAGGTAGCACATTCCGTAACTCCTTGTATCAGCTTTGCAGGCTTCCCAAAATATAAAGAAGAGTCTATTGGCTTCGCGGTAATCTGGGTTACCGACATCAATCTTACTCCACTGCAGGTACATGTAATGAGTGCCAGTAATATAAGTAGGCTTGCCTTTGTTATAAAACCAATAACCGTTGTCACGCCTATTGAATTCTTCGTCAATATAAGCTTCCCATTTACCTTTAAATTCATCTGGATATGTTTGCCAATCGAATATACTCTTAATATTTTTAAGCTCCTTAGGATAGTCCTGAACAACCCACTTGTTTGCACCTTTTTTTAAACTTTTAGGCTCTGGAGGTAGCGCAATGACTAAACCTTGTATCTCGATGATTTCACCGATCTCCCCTGTCTTGCTTATGACAACGAGGTCTTGTTCTTTATTATAACCGTACTCCCACTTCTTGCCTTTGTTGTACCGATGTATTGTGGTAAGCTTAACTGGTTCTACGGTCTTTACTAAATCTTGCTGGTACATTACTTAGAACGTCTTTCAGCAAACCCTTTGAATGCTTCTTTTGCATCTTCTTTGGGTCTGTTCTCTAGTATTCTTTCTTCCTCGTCGATGCGATTTAAAATCTCAAAAGCATCAAATATTGCAAGCTTCTTAGTTGCAGCAGCGTTCTTTAACCTGTCAGCAGAGACATCGTCTTCTGTGTTTGTAATGATTTTTTCTTCTGCTACCTTAATGAGTTCCTCAACAGCCTTGCGTGCTGCTTGGATTATATTCTTCTTCGTCTCCTTGGTACTCATATTTAATTGTAATTTGATTGGTAGGCACACGATACAATCGCTGTCCCTCTATATTAAATTCGTATTCCATACCAGGCTTAAACCCTACAAGTGCGCCAGTTTCAAAACTATCGCTAGCGTATTTGATAATACCTATTGAGGGTTGCTCCTTATGCATATCAAACGTTTCCTTCGCTTTTATAGGCTTAATGAAACAGTGGCCGTCTAATGCTTGCCACTCCGTGTTTCTTTTGTAAGCGTAAATCTGGTCTGGTTGTACAAAGAACGCGTCTTCCTTGTAATATGCTTTGCTGTTCTTTTCTTTCCCTCTGATGTCGCGAAAGCGTCTAAACACGTTATGATGAAGTATTACCTCATCACCCGGTTCTATCTCGGAGTCAAAAGCCAGTGGTGTGTTTGTCACAACACCTAACCGACTAGTGTAATTGTGGTTCTGTACTTCTGTATTCAACAGTAATTTTTTACCGCCGAGGTCTTTTTCTGATGTTGACCTACCGTGCTTTGGCCGCACGATAAAGTTAAATATGCTTTGCATCACCAATTAAGATCGTATTCTACAGATACCGCCATGTTCTTATTAAAGTCTTTCCACGGCATTACATTATCCCCTTTCTGAATATAGATAGAGTACTTGTCTTCCTCTTCTATAATGTTAACTATAGTATGACCACCATACACTTCCTGTCCAACAGAATAGTGCATGGCGTCATTCTTATAGTCCTTACCTACACTAAGCTTTCGGATTATCTGCATCTCCAGTAATCTCTCCTGTGGCTAGACTTACGGTAATATCACCGTACTTCTTCTCAAGTTTCTTTTGTGTAGCTTTGAGGTCTGCGATAAGCGCTTCTGCTTCTCGAACAGCTGCTTGCTTTTGAATTTCTAAGCCTCCGATAACTGCTTGTGCTTCGTTAATGGCATTAACCAAAGTTTGCAGTGTTTCTAGTTCTTTTTCTGTTACTTTCTTCATTTAATTTGATTTAATTGTACTTGTTATTATCACGCTAATTACCAACAATGTAAGTTAACCTAATTTAGTTAAGGCGATACACTCGCTATCAGTTAATGCCGTTGGGAATAGAAGTGCTTGTTTATAGTCAGCATCACTTGCGAGTTCCCCTAAATTATCCTGCCTTGAACCAAGTGTAAGTTTAGATAAACCGCTTGGTAGTCCGTTAATTACTTCCGTATCTTTTAAGACTCCATTAACAAATATCTTCATTTCAGTAGCAGTATATGTAATAGCGCACTTGTTTCTACCGCTTGACCAATTAGCAGAGGTTACCTGCAAAAATTCTGTTACTCCTGCAATCCTTTTATTTACTCTAAGACTTTGTGATGATTGATGCAGGTATATGCTATTACTTAATGTACCATCGCTAATTGCAATGTAAAATTCAGTATTAGTTTTTTTGTATAAATCAGCATCCAAGAAAATAGTGCCTTGTGTTTGACCTATCTCACCCGACACGCTATTTAAATTGCATTGTTCTTTAGACCGCGTTTGACTTGTCCCATAGGTAGGGATATATGAGGTAGGGTAGCTGCCTTCTTCAAGTTGTGGGTATTGTGCGTAGATATATCCTGCTCCCGAACTAACACTTGCATCGCCTACATACAAATGCACATTAGTAAGATTTGTATTGATTGAAGCACTGCATCTATACCAACCATCATTAAAGGCTACCATCTCTATGTTAGACAAGTTAGCATTAGTTCCGTGTGTACCGCTTGATAAATCAAAGTCAATAAACTGCGAACCTAATCCTCCATCAAATCTAAATTCTGCGATTGATATAGTGCCTTCTTTCAAGAACCAAGTCAAGGTATAATTACCAGAAGCGAGTGTTTTTTGAAGCCTAAAACTTTTGAAAGTGCCTGAATTCTTGTTAAGTTTCCAAGCATCATTATAGCCGCTTACGGCTGATGCTTGACTAACATCAATAGTACCCCCTAATTGATTTGTCCAACTTGAATCTGTTAGCAGTTCACTATGTGTAATTAAGTTTGAGCGTTGAGGCTCAAGTAAAAGAGAAGGACACGAAGCACCACCACTATAATCTAAACGAGGCATATCCTCCAAGATACCTGCTTGTGCAGTAGATGCTCCTGTTTCAATGTAATCAGTAGCTACCAAGCCGAGTTCTAATTGAGCGTCTTGGATGTAGATGTTTGAGCCAAGAGGTGTGTTTTCATCTCCATTGCCATCCGCAATCTGTACCCTAATTTGACTAATGGTATTATTAAAAGATATACTTATTCTGTAAAAACCATTTCCTACAGGTGTAATTGTCTTATGAATTTCCGAGCCAGAAGAAGTACCAATAGTTCCGTTGGTAATGTCAAAATATGCGTTAGCATTATTACTGCTTAAAATAGCGTTTACTCGCAGCCAATCTACATTACCACCTTTAGCGTAAATGCTAAATGTTTGCACACCCGACTGACTAACAGATTGAAATACATATGAGATTAAATTTCCCGTGTTTTCAATTAACCAAGCATCAGAGCTGCCATCATACCCCGACTGACCACTTGTTACACTTGCGGAAGCAGCACTCCAAGTAGTATCAAACTGATTTGATTGCAGCAAGAGATTCTCTCTACCCTTCTCTATAAGCTGAGCTTCGTTAACTCTTGTAGCTGATAAGTTAGAACCTCTAGTGAAAGTGAAGTCTCCATCTGGGCTTAGCACTTCCTTTACGGATACATTGTCTATTGTAGCGGAGACATTTGTAATGCCAAATTTTCTTTTTACCTCAAGAGTAGTTGTGGTTGATGTTATTTCAAAGCTATGTGTTCCATTAGATGTTATATCAAAATCGGTACCGCCTCCAATAGTGATAGAAACAATGCCTACTATATCTGCAACATCTAAACTTACCCTATATGTTTTGCCTATAACTCCTAAAGTCTGCGATGCTGCGGTATAACTTCCATCAAAAGTTGACAAAAGTAATTTACCATTTGATATTGTAGCTTGTGTTAAAACCCAATCGCTATCCGTAGCAAAATCGCCATTCGTTACTTGTTCACTCCCATATTCGGGAACGGGTTTAATGCTATACAACTTACCATCCTTCGCTCCAGAGGGAGTCATCCATAGACTAGCCTCGTCATATAAACTTACTAAACTCATAATTGCTCAGTTGTGTTTGCTTGAATAAACGCTCTAACTTCTGGGTTGGTCATCAATGTGTACGATGGTGCAGTTAAGCCGTTACCTAAAGCGACAAGAGCAGATACCTCACTTTGTAGCCACGATGCTTCGATCTCATACACAATGTATTCAGCCTCATTAACAGTTACGTGTACAGGTGCACCAAACAGATTCTTGTAACGCTCACCGTACTGCTCCCAAGTAGGGTGTATGGTAGTCATAGAAGTAACCGTACCCTCTTCGTCGTAGGTGTACTCTTCCCAATCGTATCTGTCAATGCTAGCAGGTAAGCTGTTTGTCTTGTCTGCTGCGGGTACTGAGATAAAAATATTGCCCTTCATTTTTTTATGTATTTTACTTGGTATTTGTTTTTTAATCTGCCTCTTAGCGCACTCGAAATTGAAGAATGAGATTTATTTAAAGCTTTAGCACAATCCTCTATAGAACTAAATTCTTTATTTAAAACCCCACAGTATACCGGTTTTTTTTGCCCTCGAGACATATTCTTTCTTACCTCTAAAGATTTTTTTCTGCCTTTTAGCGAAACGCTAATTTTATGTCTATGCTCTTTTGTTCTAACCGCGCCTTTATTTTTTCCTTTGTTCCCTTTAGATATTTTTATTCTAGTGTCTTCAGCGCTTTTACGACCTAAAGGTCTGTAAATGGCTGAATTGGTTAAGTTATAATAATTAGGGTCATTTTTAGCATCAAGGTACTGTAATATAGTGTGTTCGTAAATTATGTAATGTTCACCTTCATACATTATTTCTCTAAAGAAACAATCTGGATTTTTTTTATAAGCTCTTTTAAAATATATTCCGCTACCAATATATTTATCATCAACACCACCGCCGTGAGAACCTATGTAATACATATCGTTTTCAGTATTGTACCATTTGTAAACGAATCCACTCATTGTTATTCAAATTGAGTTTTCGTAGCGTTATAGTTGTTGAGTACTTCAGCGG